TGGGGCGCCGTCCTTGCCGGTGATTTCCTGTTCGATCTTGTCGCGCCAGCCCAGGACGTTCTTTGCCGTAAAGATGGCAAACGTGCTGTTGTAGGCGCCTTTCATGGTTCCTTCCACCAGGTTGGCTTGCTGCAAATCTTTGGCCTTTTTATAGGCGTAAGAAAACGGTGGGTTTCTATGGGTTCCGTCCAGGTTTTTGGCGGTTGCCCAATCGTGCAATGTCTCAGTAGTAACCCCAATATTTGTGGCAAATCGCGCCAAGGTCGGAAACGATCCAGGCAATTCCTGGACGGTTTCATTTCCTTTAGCGTCTTTGACTGTCACTTCCCTGGTTGATGGCTGGCTGAAAAAGTCCAGCAGCATATCCACGAATTCATCGCGGTACTTGGTGGGTCTTCCCCCCAGGTTCTTTGGCTCTACGCGGTCGGGCTTGTCCTTGGGTGCGTCATCTTGATGGCGGCGCCCCCGCTTTTTAACGGGCGCGTCGGTCATCATTTTTTGGCCTTTGGCTTTGCGGCTTCGCGCTTTACCGAATAGGCTATGGCCACCGCTTGCTTGGGTGGCTTACCGGCTTTGATTTCGGCCTTAACGTTCTTTTCAAACGCTTTCTTGGTTGGGGATTTGGTCAGCGGCATTTTCGGTTCCTTCCTGGGCTTTGTCCTGGCTTAATTGCGCCAGTACGTTTGTGTATTCCTGGATGGCCCCGCTGATCTGCAACAAGATGGCTTCGTGTTGCTTCGCCAGTTCTCGCAGTTCAGCCAGGCGTTTAGCAATTTGTTCGGGTGTCATTTATTTTTTCGCTGTTTTGGCGCTTTGTTTAAAGGCTTTGGCCGTGGGGGCGCCTTTGTCCCCAGGGCTTCGCATACGTTCAGGGGTCTTGCCCGCGGCTTTTTGGCGTTCTATGCGTTCTTGCTTGGCGTGAATGTTTGCATACAGTCCAGGTTTTGTTGCCATCAGTCAGTTCCCCCTACCTTCATTAAACCTTCGCAGTCTTCGTCCAAATTTTTGGATGCGGCTGCTTTCAATTGTTCGACCTGTGTTTCCAATTCCTTAATGGTGCGGAAAAAGGCGGCAGCCTGGGCCACCGCCTGATCCCGCTGACCTTCCAGCATTTCAACCAGGAATTGCACTTCAGAGTCAGGATGCTTCAACATGGTTTAGGCAATTGTCGAAACCATGATGTAGTACGTCGTGCCGCCGCTGACCACCGGAATGGTGTGCGTGGCGGCTGGCGTACCAACTGCTGCGCGAAATACACCGGCAACGTTAGCAGCGGGAAACAAAGCAAATTTGCCAACTTGGGTTGCGCCGCTGTTGGTCACGCGCAAAAATGCTGCACTTCCAGGCAGCGTTACACCGGCGCCAAAGTTGCTGTCCAGTTGCAATGCAGCCAAAGTACCGCCAGGGGCAGCAGTTGTGCCACCGATGGTTGCGCGAACAGCGTTGGCAGCGCCGGAAATCGAACCGCCTTGCATTTCACAACTGAAATGAGCGCCATTGATCGTGCCAGCGGTTGCGCCGCTTGCGCCTTTGACCACGGCAAAACCACGGACAACCTCACCGGAACCGGTAGAAGTCCAGGTCAGTTTTTGGTAAGTCAGGCGGGTGTCGCCGGAAGTGGCGCTGGTCGTCGCGTATGCGCCGTTCAGGATGCCGGATTTGGTGATGGTGATCGGGGCGCTGGATGTACCAACCTGAACCGAATCAAATGCTGGGTCGGCGTATGCGACGCCAATTGCTTTAGTGTTTGACATTTTGGGTTTCCTTTATCATTTCCAAAAGGGTTTAACAATTCCAGTTTTTTAGGCTGGCTTTGGCCCGTTCCGCTGGGCCTTTCGCGTTTTTCACCACCCCTTCCATCCTGGCACAAAACGATGCTTTTCGACCGGCATCGGCTTTTGTTTTCGGGTTTGGTGCTGGCGGCTTCAAATTTGAATTGTTCTTTGCATTGTACTCAGCACGGCCTTTGGCGGTCATACCGGCGCCCTTTTCCGTAGGGTTGTAGTTTTTACCCTTTCCGGTCGTGGTTCGCGCAATCGGTTTGTCGTGTCCTTTGGCCATGTTTTTCCTTTTTGCAAAGTATCGTGGTTATTCTTCCACTACGCAAGCAATGTCCGCTTCCTGGATGATTTGGTAATCCTGGCCATCAAAATGATGCACCGGCCAATCCAGGTACGTGCCGTTACCGTATTTAATTTTGTCGCCAACTTTGGTGTCGTACACGTCAGGGCCAATGGCTACAATTTCGCCTTCGTTGAATTTTTCCGTGTTGTTTACATAAATAATGTCTGACAGTATTCTGACAAACGGTTTGACCAACACACGGTCATGCAGCGGGCGAATTTGCATTTTTTGGCTTCCTTCCAGGCTTTTTGGGTTGGGGGGCAACGGCGGCTGGCACTTCGGCCACCTTAGTTTCGTCCGTCATAATGTCGTACACGGCAAGCGCCACCATTTTGATTTGGTGTTCACCGCACCAATCCATTTCATGCTTGTTTTGCATTTCAGGAAAACGGCGGCAAGCGCCCATTACCTGGCCTGTGACAAAAAATCGACAGGTCTTGCAGCGGACGTCACTCATCGCACGGGCTTTCCAGCGCGTACAGCCATGTTCAGGGCTGCGGCCATGTCTTCAGCAACCGAACGCACTTTTGCTTCGTGCATTCGTTTCATACGATGTTCAGCGGGCGACGCCTCGCGTCCCTTCATAGATGGCTTGGCTGATACTGCCGCTTCGATAGGCTTTTTCAAGGGCATCATTTAATCCTTTCCTCACTTCATTGTGATCCAGGCGCGGCAACTTGTCAAGTCCGCTTACAACAGTTGCATTGCCTGGGCCGCGGCTGTTGTCGATCGCCATCATGTGGAACCGGTGGTCGTCGCCGTATTTTTCTTGCAGCCGATCCATTACATCACGCGAACCCATGTGGGTTTTGAAATGTTCGTCAATCGGCACGGTGCGACCAGTTCCCATTTCCGCTTCCATGTCGCTGGCGCGTTTTAATGCACCGCCTTCCATGGCTTCCACGGGGTCGCGGTAGGTATAAACAATGCCGACCTTTCGACCGGCTTTTAGGGCTTGCTGGATTTTTTTGTCCGCGGATTCAAACGTGTTCATGTTGGTGTCGTACACCATTTCCGCGTCACGGATGCCCTGGCTGACTTTTTGGGCTTCCTGAAGTCCGGTGGTCTTACCGGCGCCAGTACCGCCAGCAGTAAACAACACGGTGTTGTCTTTGCCTGGCGGCGTAGGGCTTGAAAGTTTTTCGGCGTACATCTGTTTGACAAACGCCGATGACGGTTCGTGAACGTCTGCCGACCTGGTGCGATCTGCACGGTATTCAGGCGACATTTCGCGGGCGTCATCCGTGTTCAGGATGCGTCCACCGTCAGTTGATGGCAAAGCCGCGTATTCGCTGGCCAGGCCGGTGTAGTCATTCGCCAGGCGGTCAAAATACGCCTGTCCAATCGGGTTGTCCGACTGACTAGGAACCTGGGGCAGCGTAGGCTGCGGGACAAGCGAAGCCAGGCTGGCCTGGATAGGCTCGGCGCCCTGGGGCGCTGCCTGTGATTGACCCGCCGCTGCCAATTGCGACAGCGGGATGGCCATTATTTTTGGTACGACTTGCGACCGTGCGTGTAGCAAACGCCCTTGCTGCGGCCACCGTCAAATTTGTGGTCAGGGCCAGTTGCGTCGGCTTTGCCCATGGCAACACCGTTCACAACGCGTTCCATGCGTTCACCAGTTTTGTCGCTGGCAGTTGCGCCAGCGGGCGCCTTGGCGCTAGTACCATAGCCCTTGGGCTGCATTTCGGCGTTATCTTTGTTCATGGTTTTTTCCTTTCAGTTTAGGAATTTCAAACGATACAACGTTTTGTCAATTAACGAAACGATTTCGTCAATGATATTCTGAAGTTCAGAATCTTGGGGCAAGTCTTCCCTGGCTTCGTCCACAAACTTTAACAACGATTCCAAATATTTAACAGGGTCTTTGGCGTTGTGGAATTCTTCAGGGTACTTTTTAATTTTCTCGTATCTGCCTTGGAAAGATTCGGCAAAATCGTCTGCCAGGTCAATAATTTCGACGTAATATTTTCCCAGCGCCTTATGTACCGAATAGGAATCGGTCGATAGGTGCATGAAATGTGTCACCGTACTGCTATGCAGTAATGCGGCAATAAATTCGGATGCGTCGTTTTCCATGTGGCGATGATAAAGGAAAAAAGCGGGGGCCGAAACCCCCGATTAAAGCAACGGCTCAAAAAGCCGTTCCCATTCTGCATCATTTGGGATTGGGACGTCAACCGGCCATTGGCAATTGTCAACCAGGCAATCGACCGTTTTTTTGTGCGCCACCCACCAGGCTTGTTGGCGTTCCCGCTTCGTCCATTGGGCGCCCTGGTCAATATCGTGGTGGCATGACATACAAAGCGCCGCCGTCAGGTTGTCGTCGGCCTTGATACCGCGGCCTTTGCCACCACCCCAATTTGTATGTGCTGCCTGGACAAAATGACCGCTGCCGCACAATTGGCAATCCAGGCTGGCCACCAGGCGCAACAATTTTTTGCTTCGAATGTAGGGGTGTTTTTGCATTTGCATAATTTGTTTCTTGCGCCAGCCGGTCACGCTTCGATACCTTTTTCCGCGCACCAAGCCAACAGCCATTCAATAAATTCGATGGCGTCGGGAATGGTAAATTTGTGCGTTTGCCAACCCAACTGGACAACCCGTTGACCATCCAGGCTTGGCGATACCTTGCCGATCTTGCGGTCAGTTTCGTGCGCCCATTGGTCAATCAACAGGCGTTTCCAATCGTCAGCCGACCAGGTGGAACCGGCCACGCGCATGGCCAAGTAAATTTGGTGGATGATGGCGTGAAACATATCGTTTTGATCGCTTGACCTGGTAGCCCGCTTGATTTCCAGGCGCATTTTGTGGCCAGCCATCAAATTGTTTTTGACTTCAGGCCAAATGTTATCCATCAAAACTTTGGCTTGCTGCGCGTTGTGTAGTTCGTAAATCACTTCATAACCCCCAACATCCGCAAAGCAGCATCCACCCCGTCCACAACGGCCAAGGGGCCGCCGCGCCAGGCGCCGTGCCACTTCAGTTGATCTTCCGTCAATCGACGTTCCGAAGGCGTTTTGCGGCCATCTTTAATTTCCATAAGCAACGTCTTTCCTTGAAATCCCACAAGCAAATCAGGTACACCTTGGCCAACAGCCGCCAAAGATTGAACCGTAGCGCCAGCCGTGCGTAATGCCAATACAACTTGTTCATGGTTTGCGTCGATCCTGGCTGCTCTCATTTTTGACCTTGTTCATATCTTGCCGCAATGTAAGCGCTGCACCAGGGCCGCGGATTTTTTCGATTTTCTCTATCGTTTGCAGCCACCAAAAGTTGGCGAACTTCGTCCCCCTCTCGCGCTGGTGAATCTTGAATCGGCGCAACCAATCCCTGGCTTCGCATTTCCGCCGCCAGGCTTCCGACCAGGTTGGTTTCTCGCCATCCAGCAAGGTCGCCGGTTGCGATAAGGGCTGCGGTGATTTGGTCGAAGTCAAAAGTTTGCCCCTCCTGAAGTTTGTTTAACAACAAATGCCCTTGGTTTTTCGTCATTTAGGCATCCTCATTTGTTGGGTGATTTCGCGCAACTTGGCCAATGCTTCGTTTTTTGCTTTTTCGGTTGCAATTTGTTCGTGCAATGTCGGCTGCCTGGTTATCATTGTTTCAGGCTTGTCAGGAATTCGCGGGCCGTCGTTCAGTAACTTAGCAAACGCCAAAGCCGATGGTGGCCGGTCAGGGTTCATGTGCTTCAAAGCGTAATCCATTTTTGGCCGATAAGTTAGTCCACGCCTACATTCATCTATCCACACCTGTCGAACCAGGTTAGGGTCAACATCGCGCCAATGGTTGGCAAACGTGGCGCCGTAAATCGCGTTCATTTTGCTGAACACGTAATCAAAGCCGCTGTCGGCATCACAAAAGTCGCTTGCGTTCCACATGGGACACCTCCACGGTTTGTTCGGGTTTTGCCCAAAATGGGGCTGGCGCGGGTTTTGGGGTCGCCAAGCCGCGGGTCAATTCGCCCATTGCGTTCTGCCTGGCTTCCGATGAGGTCACCTGGTCTTTTGCCCAACTGGCTTTGAAACTTTGCCAACCACGGGTGCAACACATCGCCAATGCCTGTTCCAACGTGAATCCAGCCCTTTGGGCCTCTTTTTCAATCCCCGCCAAGGCCACGGTAGTCAAAGGCGCCCGCCTGGCCTTCCTGATAGCCAAAAACGATTCCCAAACATCATTTGAAACGCCGTCAGGCGTGGCGGTGACAACCGCCTTTGTTTTCTTGGGTTTTGTATCTTGGGTCTTGGGTCTTGGGTCTTGTATAGCATTGCTTTCGCTATGCGGTCGCATTGCGGTCGCATTCCAACGCGCCTGGGCGCTGGCTTTGGCCTTTTCGCTTTTGTCCTGGATGGCTTGAATTTCACAGCCAACACGTTCCGACCACCAGCCGCCGTCGATCAATTCAAAGAATTCACGCAGCACGTTCGCAATGCTTTCGGAATGCGAACGCATACGAATTAACCTGGCAACTTCGCCAACGTCTTCCGGCAA